GATTTAGATCTATCACTTGCTATACATCCTATCAGAAAGGATATAATGCCTTTAAAAGATGATAGGGCGATTAAGAATGCAGTTAAGAACTTATTAGTTTCTAACTTTTATGAAAGACCGTTCAATCCTTCACTAGGTGCTAACCTTCGTGGATTATTGTTCGAGCCAGCAGATACATTTACTAAGATCGCTTTACGTGACGGCATCATAAATGTATTAACTGAATTTGAACCTAGAGTGAAGATACTCGGTTTGACTATACTAGATGATGCGGATAACAATAGTTACGATATAACTGTCGAGTTCTTAATAAAAGAATTTGATACAAACGATAGCGTTACGATAACGTTAAGAAGATTAAGGTAGAATAATGGCTAGCAATTTAAACGTAACCGAATTGGACTTTGATCAAATCAAGTCCAATTTAAAGAATTATTTAAAGACTCAGTCTGAATTTAATGATTATGACTTTGAAGGCTCTGGCATGAGTGTCCTTTTGGACGTACTCGCTTATAATACACATTATAATGCTATGGCCGCTCACTTTTCATTGAATGAAGCATTTTTAGATTCAGCACAAATTCGTGGTAACGTAGTAACTAGAGCTAAACTGTTGGGGTATACTCCTCGATCTAAGTTAGCGCCTAGAGCTATGACCAATGTCGTAGTAGATATATCGGACTCTGCTGAATTTGTTCGCAATAATACAAATAACCTTACACTACAGCGTGGTACGACGTTTAAGACTAACCACGAAGGCAAAGAATATGGTTATATCTCTACGGCTACTACTACTACACATAAATCTGATAACGAGATATTTAACTTTAATAATATCGAGATTGCTCAAGGTACATATAAGTCTGTTAGATATCGCGTAGATAATGATATTCAAAACCAGAAGTTTCAGATCAATGACCGCGATGTAGATATGTCTACACTCCGAGTCAGAGTGCGCGAGCACGAGCAATCTTCTTCATATCAAATTTACACTAAGTTTGAATCATTATTAAATGTGACGGCTGATAGCCATGTATTCTATACTCAAGAAAACGCTAATGGATTTTATGAAATATATTTTGGTGACGGCGTAACCGGTTATAAGCCTACGAACAATAATATCGTCACGCTAGATTATATTTACACTGATGCTTCAGATAGTAACGGAGCAACAGAATTCGTAATGGGCGATATGGTTGAAGGATTCTCTGGTATTACTGTAAATACCACAAAGGCAGCAGCCGGCGGTACTGATCAAGAATCAATGGAGTCTATTAGATTCAATGCACCTTTGACATTCACTACACAAAATCGGGCAGTGACTTCAGACGATTATCGTGCAATCATACAGAAAGATTTTGCTAACATATCGTCAATATCGTGTTGGGGCGGAGAAGATAACTCTCCACCGGATTATGGTAAAGTGTATATCGCTATTAAACCTTTGACAGCCGAAGCGCTCACTGCAGATGAAAAGCTTTTCATTAAACAAAACATTCTTAAAGGTAAAAACGTAGTATCAATTATTCCAGTGATAATTGAGCCTAACTTCACTTACTTAGAGCTAGATGTATTTTTTAAGTATAATCCCAACCTAACAGATAGAGCTGCAGCCAACTTAAGTGCGGTGGTACGCGATACAATTGATGATTATGATTTCACTTACTTAAACAAGTTTGATGGAGTATTCCGCCACTCTCAGTTATTGAGCCTTATTGATTCGAGCGATCCGTCAATACAGAACTCTACTGTACGACCATACATGTTCATGAATATTACGCCTAGCACGGATAGCGATAATAACTTTGAGTTAAATTACACTTCACCATTTAATGTAGGTAAGACTAGCGAGAGTATTATTACTTCTACAGGATTTGATATGGCAGGCGAAACTCATTATTTTAATGATGTTGAGGTACCCGGCTTATCTGAGCGTCGTGTCATAATCTACAAAATAGTAGCTAATACTAAAGTAGTAGTAATTGCTGACGCTGGTTCAGTTTATCCATCTACGGGCAAGGTTGTACTTAATAACTTTAGGGCAGATACTGCCAACGCGATAAAGATTACTGTGGTACCTGATTCATTGGATTTGGCGCCAAAGCGTGATCAGTTAATATCGATTAACTCTAATTTTGTCACTATTACTCCAGAAATTGACACTATTGCGTTACAAGGTTCTTCAGGTACTATTGATTATACTACTACTTCAAGGACTCGTTAATAATGTCTACTCTATTACCTTCTACAGACAATACTTGGCACGGTGCAGATATATCCTCTCAAGGCTATGTCGAAATCGTAGCATCTAGTAGAAAGAAGACGAAAGAAGCACTTAGAACTGGCCAACTGATCCCTGAAAATATACTTCAGGGTAATGATAAATTGGAAAAGTTATTAGAAAGTTATTACGACTTTATGAATATAGCTGAGTTCGTATATCAAGACCGTAAAGATTTTAGTGATGTCATATTAAGCAATAAAGCAGTTTTTCGAATAAGCCTTAGTGAAAATAATAACCAATTCTTTACAGATGACTTAGGCGCGAATAGTATTTTAGTAGTTACCGACGTGACCGGTGTTAGTACTATAGTCAATTTAGAAGAACATACTGTACTGATCACAAACGGTAACGATTTACCTGGAACATTAAGTGAAGGCAATTCTCAAATTGGTAAGACTTTTACGGTACTGGGACTAGATGCTTATAATACTGCCACTGCTACATTAAGTACTGATGTTAAGTACTGGGCCGGCCCTGGTCCTTCGTATGTAATGAACACCATAGAAGAAGCTATGGATATCGATAACGCTGGTAGCAATTACTTGGAGTTAATACAAAAAGAAATTGCTGCAAGTATACCTCGTTCAGTAGCAACTGATAAGCGCACGTTATATAAAGCTATTGTAGATTTTTATAAAATACGTGGCTCAGCCGATTCTATAGAGATATTCTTTAATCTATTATTCAATGAGAAAGTGGAAATTACTTATCCTTGGGATAAAACTTTAATACCATCATCTGGTACATGGGAGCCACATGAAGGCCTAGGCAAATATGACGGTAGATTTACTACTAACAAAGGCTTTACTTCATATGATATAAAGATACAAGATTCATTAAGGTATCAGAAATTCTCTTATAATATCCGTACTGGTAGAAATATATCTGACTGGGAAGCATCATATAATAGATTAGTGCACCCGAGTGGCTTTACATTCTTTGGCGAAATCCTAATGATAATCGAGCTAACTAAGGTGGCATTAGGTGAAAGCGATTTCAACTTATCTTCATCTGATCAGTTAGCAGCACTTAATCGTAAAGTATTAAGCGCAATGCCATTTTATAATAAAGGCGTTATCGGTATAGAAGATTTAGTTGTATTGATTCAATCATACGCATCTACATATCTACCTACTCCTGAAGCTAAAATGCATAGGTCATTATTGGTATCACCTAAAGTATTAAGTGCAGCGGATGGAGTATTACAAGGTACTCCTGAATTGGCCGGTAAGCTAGTAGGATTCACTTATAGACAAATTGGCTATGGGTATGATTCCGCGCCAATTATTACATTTACTGGAGACGGCACCGGAGCAAGTGCTACTGCAGTTATAAACGATGTAGGAGAAGTTATCGATGTAGTTATAACCAATGCCGGACAAAACTATACTATTATTTCGGCTACTGCTACGCCAAACTCTAATTTTGGAACTATTGCTGGAGTGGAACTTGGTGGAGGATACAATAAAACGTTTAAACGTCCACCATTAGTTAGATTTAGTGAACCTACTTCTACAGATGCAAAAAATGTGCTATTAGCCACTAATGTTACCGCGGAAGGGATATATACCATAGAAACTAATGTGGCCTCGGACAATTACGGTGAAATTACTGGATTCACATTAACTAATCCAGGACATGGGTATGTTGATGATCCAATAGTATATGTATCTTCAAGTCAATACCATGAGCAACGGGCAAAGCAGCAAAATATAAAGCTGATACTGCCTTTAAACCATACTACACATTTAGAACGCACTAACATTAATAACAACTCATATAACCTCAAGAGCGGAGATATTACTACTGATGCTATGAGGTTCAATTTTAATAACACATTTAACCAAATGGGACATTATACTTTCGATGACATTACTCAATCAAGTATAAATAAATACAACGTTAATAGTTTTATAACAAAGGTTTAAACATGACAGCTATCGTAACAACTAAATTTAGGGTATTAAACTCTGAAAACTTTAAAGAAGATATCACTAACTCCAATGTGTATATTGGCATTGGTAAAAGTGATGTATGGTCTACATCAACATCTGATATCACGGATGCCGCGCCGTTTGAGCCTGCGGACAATATTGGCTCTATTAACGAAGCATACCAAAATTTAGTTGGTATGAAAAAGATAGGCGGCAATGATACTTCACACGTAATTCCTAGACATAATTGGACAAGTGGCCAAACCTATGTCGCTTGGGATTCAGATGATCAAGATATATACGACAAAAAATTCTACGCAATTACTGAAGAATTCAAAGTGTATAAATGCATAGAAGCCGGAGCAAGTACTTCTACAGTACAGCCAGTAAATACCGGCACTTCAGTATTTACTGACCCGAATGACGACTACAAATGGAAGTATATGTATACACTTTCAGTATCAGATGCTGAAAAGTTTTTGACTGTATCGTATATCCCAGTAAAAACCATATCATTAGATTTTGTAGATGATGCTGCAGCAGAAATTGCGCTATCTGAATCAGATTACGCACAGTACTTGAACCAAAAAGCTAGTAGAGATTCTGCTACAGTACAAGGCATTGAACGCATTGAAATGCAACTAGACACTGTAGGTCAGCCTATAACTGGTACCGGTTATACATCTGCACCGACTGTAGAGATTACTGGTGACGGCACTGGTGCTACAGCCACTGCAGTAGTTGTTGGTGGTCAAGTCACTTCTATAAACGTTACAAATAAAGGTACCGGCTATACTATCGGCCACGTATCTATTACTGGCGGTGGCGGCTCAGGCGCTTCAAGTCGAGTGGTACTATCCCCGGTAGATGGGCATGGAGTCGGACCTATTAAAGAATTAGGCGCGTTTTTCGTTGCACTTAATACTCAACTATCCGGTTCAGATGATACTGATTTGACTGTAGGCAATGATTTCAGACAAGTATGTTTAATTAAATCGCCTATTGATAGCAATGGATCACCTGCTACAGCAGAGACATTAAGATCGCTACATGGAATTAAGTTCCAGGCTACAGCAGATGTTGCGGTATTCTTAAAAGATGAAGTTATCACCGTATCGCCGTCTGGCGCTCAAGCATTTGTAGATACTGTAGATGTTGATACTGGTGTATTATATTACCATCAAAATGATAAGACTGGCTACGGCAAGTTTGAAGATGGCAATGGCATAATTGGTTCAATATCACAAAGTTCTGCAAAGGCATTAGCATCTACTGGAGCTAACGTTTTAGCAGAAGTTAAACATGGTTCAGGAGAAATGTTGTTCTTAGAAAACCGTGCACCGATCAATAGGAGCGTCTCACAAATTGAGGATATTAAACTAGTTATAGAATTTTAGTATAGATACCTTAAGAACTGAATAATTAAAGAGAGAAAATAATGAGTATTTCTAAAGTTAAGAATTATCAAAGTAGTCCGTATTATGACGACTTTGATGAGACTAAAAATTATCATCGCATCATGTTTAGGCCTGGTTATGCGGTACAGGCGCGCGAATTGACACAAATGCAAACTGCACTACAAGCGCAGATCGATAAACATGGGCAATACTCATTCCCGGATGGCGGTAGAGTATTGGGCGGTAAAGCTACATTAGACGTTGAGTTAGATTATATTAAGCTAACCACTGATGCAGCTAATATCGATTTGTTTGTAGGCAAGAATATTGCGGTAGTTGGCGATGCTACAAAACCCGTTGCTAAAGTTATTGCAGCGGTTCCTGCCGATGGCGCGGTCCCTGCCACGTTGATGGTAAAGTATATCTCGGGTACCGGCTCAAGTGGCAATAACACTTTCGCGCAGAGTGATGTGTTAACTATCACTGAAGGTGCGTCTTATAATGTGACGGTATCTGCCTTGAGCGATGCAATTGGCTTTGGCTCTGCAGTATATTTAGAAGAAGGCGTGTATTTTATATCAGGCACCTTCGTACATGTTCCTACTGAAACATTAGTAGTTGAAGCACATGACTCTAGCCCTAGTAGCATAATTGGTTTACAAATTACTGAAAGTGTAGTGGATTCGTCCTTGGATTCGTCACTTTTGGATAATGCTACAGGTACACCTAATACTTCAGCTCCAGGTGCTACGCGTTATAACATATCCACGCAATTAATTAAAGAACCGTATGACTTAGTAGATAGAATCTCTGAAAATTATATCACGGTTTTACGCATTAAATCAGGTATCGTTGAAGGTACTGGTGAAGAAACTAGAACAGTAAATACTGAATTAAGTACTAGACTTGCACGAAGAACTCGTGAAGAAAGTGGCGATTACGTAGTACGCCCATTTGTGCTAGACATTAAAACTAATGTAGACGAAACTAAAGTAGACATTGGTGTAGAGCCATCAGTGGCATACGTGCAAGGTTACCGTGTAGAGACGCTGGATACAAAGTACATTACTATCGATAAACCTAGGATCGATGCTATTGGTTCAACTGAAGAAGTAAAAACTTCAGTATCGCTAGGCAACTATATAGTAATTAACGAAGCTTCTGTCACCGGCGTCCCTAGTATGCCAGCATATGCTAGTGTTAACATTAAGCAAAGTGCTACAACTATCGGTACATGTAAAGTACGCGGTATACGTAAGCGCGGAGATGATTTACAGCTTTATATATTCGATGTGAGCATGAATGCCGGCGGTAATTTCTCTTTGGCAACAAGCATACAAAGCACTGGATTTAACGCTAATATAGTACAGGAAGGCGGATATAGTAAAATTTATGGTACCGATGCCGGGCCTTTATTATACCCATTGCCTTTTAATACCGTAAAAACTGTAGGCGGAAGTGACGGAAGAATATTCGATTATCAACACTTTAAACAATATACTGCACAAGTATCTTCAGGTAACGTATCGTTTTCAGCTGGATCTGATGAAACATTTCCAAGTGATAATGACATGATTTTAATGGCATCTTCTGGTATTATTGATCAGGCTAGTAACCACGCTTCAACAGTAATTAGTTATACTGGACTAAGCGCATTTGAAGGCCAAACACTTACATTAGTTATAAAGGTAAACATTAATGGCGCATCAACGCGACGAGTTAAAACCGAATATACGACTAGTACTACGGCCACATATGCTCCTTCTGGTACGTCATATGCATTAGCCCATGCAGACATTATTGATATCGTGTCTATTATTGACTCAAATTCCAATGATGTGACTTCTCAATTCATTTTAGATGATGGCCAACGCGATCAGTATTATGAATATGGTTCGGTACGCGCGACTAATACCGCTTCAGTAGCAACCGGTACATTAACTATTACCTACAGATATTATCAACATTCTTCTGGTGATTTCATCACAGTGAATTCTTATAGCAGCGACTATGCAGATATTCCAGCATATAACGGCAAATCGTTACGTGATGTTATAGATTTTAGACCAATCAAAAGCCCTACTACTTCGTTTACTACTAATACTGTAAACACTCCTTGGCCTTCAAGCCTTATGGAATGTGATGTAGAATATTACTTACCTAGAATCGACAAGTTGTATATTACACGTGAAGGTGGTTTAGATATAGCTAAAGGCACGCCTTCGATTAATCCAACTGCACCGGACGAGGTAAAGGATTCATTATCTTTATATGATATTGTTATTCTACCATACGTATTCGATTTAGGTGATATTGTACCTAAAATCATAAGCAATACCCGATATACTATGGCAGATATCGCTAAGTTAGACAAGCGCCTTAACACTCTAGAGTATTATACTGCTTTGTCATTATTAGAGCAAAACGCTCAAAATACTCAGATAACTGATGAGGTAGGAACTTCTAGATTAAAAAATGGTATTCTTGTAGACAGCTTTAGAGGTCACTCTATAGGCAAAGTATCTGACGTAGATTATGCAGCATCAATTGATAGAAGCAAAGGTGCATTGCGACCTAAGTTCGATGAAAGAAATGTAGATCTTATTGTTAAAGCCAGTGATCCTGGCACAGCA